CAGAGGTAGAGAGTTATGTCGTCGGAGGAATCAAACAAGATGTCAAAAAAGACACCTTCTCAGGATTCAAACTCTGAGATAGAGTGGGATTTAGAAGAACTTAAAAAGGCAATACTTGATAGTGCTGATGATTATGACAGATTAGTTGGTGGTTAATGAATAAAGTTGATGATATTATTGTAGTTGGTGGAGGAAATGCTGGTTATATATCAGCATTAATATTAAAGACATCTTTTCCCAATAAGAATGTAAAAATTATTCAATCTAAAAAGATTGGAACTGTTGGTGTGGGTGAAAGTTCCTCAGAACAGATTAGATCTTTTTGTGAATATGTTGGAATTAGTATGCTTGATTTTATATTAAGAGCTAAAGCTACTTTTAAGTTAGGTATTTACTTTGAGAATTGGTCAGATGAAGATTTTCTTCATAATATAGGAGAGGTAGCTGCACCATATAGAGCTCATTTTCCTTACTTACAATCGGTTGTTGCTAATAATAAACCAAATTATGAAATGAGTTCTTGCGGAACTTTTATAAATCAAGTTCCTCTTAATTTTTTTAATGATTTAAATCAATCTCCTTCAAATCAATTTCATTTTGATACTCATGCATTGAATGAATACCTAAAAGAATTTTGTATATTTAAAGGTATTTCAATTGTTACTGATGATATAGATCATGCTGATGTTGATGAAGAAAGTGGAAATATTATTTCTGTTAATGGTGCATTAGAATATAAAGCTGACTTCTTTATTGATTGCTCTGGATTTTCTAGACTTTTATTGGGTAAAGTATTTAATACTAAATGGAAATCATATTCAGAATACTTACCTCTTAATTCTGCAGTGGCATTTACTACTGATGAGATGGATGAATATAACATGTATACAAAAGCAACTGCCAGGGATTATGGTTGGAGTTGGCAGATTCCTATTCAAGGTAAAACAGGTAATGGATATGTTTTCTCTGAAAAATTTATTAATGAAACTCAAGCACATGAAGAGATGGAGAGAGTTTATGGTCATAAGATTAATATCAATAAAACTTTTAAATTTGATCCTGGTAGAATGGAGAAGGCATGGCATAAGAATTGTTATGCAGTTGGATTAGCACAAAGTTTTATTGAACCATTGGAAGCAACTGCATTAGGAAGTGTTGTTAATCAGATGTTTGCCTTTGTTCATCATCTTCCATCATATAATAGTGATGAATGTAATGATGTAATTAATAATATATTTGATAATATGTTTGATTTTGTTCAAGCACATTATCTTGTAAAGAGAGATGATACTCCTTTTTGGAGAGATGTTAAAAACAATCTTAAGTTAACACCTTCTCTTCAAAGTCTATTGGATAAATGGAAAATAAGATTTCCACTTTCTGGTGATATTAAATGTGCATGGGGTATGTTTACTGAAGTAAATTATATTCCAGTATTGTATGGTTTAAAGTGGTTTGATACTGAGAAAGTTGCTAATGAATATAAACACTTAGAACATATACCTATATCTAAATGGGAAGATACTTATCCAAATGTTATGCATATGAGTCATAAGAAGTTTATACAGGAAGTAGTAAGAACTTATAATCTAAATAACGGTGAATGATATAAAGATTATGAAATGGAAGAGACTAGTGAGAGCGATTATGAAAATCCCTGGTACTACCAAGGTACAGCTTTCACTACTGACGATATTGGCGATTTCTTCGGTTTCGTCTACAGGATTACTAATTTACAGTCGAATAAACAATACATCGGTAGAAAATACTTCTGGCAAAAGCGTAAACCTAGAGGTGGTAAGAGACGGGTTACGTCTGAGAGTGACTGGAAGCGATACTATGGAAGCTCTGACGAGCTTAATACAGATAGAAAGCTTCTTGGAAACACAGCGTTCAAAAGAGAGATCCTCTCCTTACACACCAGACTTGGAGATGTAAACTACGAAGAGACTAAACAATTGTTTTTAAATAATGTGTTGATGGAATCTCTTGACAATGGAGAACCTGCATATTATAATAGTAACATTCTAGGCCGATATATGAAAAAAAATTATGGAAACTTTGGAACAGACGCTTAAGAATACGCATGATTGGACTCTTAATAGAGTTGAATTTTTATCTAAAAAGAATAAACACGATGATGCATTTTGTATTGTTCAAGAGTTTTCTGAATGGTTAGATCCTGATGTAGATGATCATGATGTTTTTTCTATGGAGTACATAGGAACAGGAAGTGACTATGACTGATAAACATTATCAACAGATTACTGATTTTGTTTGGGATATAGGAAATGCAGCAGCATCTCATAGAGATCATCCATTATATAAATGGTTGGATACCTTAGCAGTAACGTATCATAATAAGTATGAAAATTTAAATTATGATTTTAAAACGAATGGAGAATTCAATTTAATTAAAAATTTATCTGATAAGTTTAAAATTGATTATATTATAGATGTTGGTGCAAACGTTGGAGAATATACTTCTGATGCACAAAGTATTTCTGGGGCTGAAGTATATTCTTTTGAACCAGTTGTAGAAACTTATTCAGAACTAGTTTCAAATGTTCATAAAAATTCAAAAGTAAAAACATATAATCTTGCTCTGGGAGATACGACTGGGGTAATTGATATTAATATTCATAGTAATAATGGTGTATCTTCAATATTAGATCTTCGTCCAGGTCATACAAAAGTATCTCAGATTGAAATAAGTAGAGGAGATGTTTTCTTTAAAAATATCTTTCAAGAAAATAAATTTTATTTTTTAAAGATTGATACTGAAGGATTTGAATCCAAGGTCTTATCTGGATTTGGTAGTTATTTAAAATTTATAGATGTAATTCAATTTGAATATGGAAAAGCAGCATTATGTTCTAAGTATCATTTATTAGATTATTACAATGATTTTAATAAAGATTTTTTAATCGGTAAAATATTTCCAAATAAAATAGAATTTATTGAATACTATTCTTGGAGTTTAGATGATCATATTGGACCTAATTATGTTATGGTTAATAGAAATCGACAAGATATAATAGAATCTCTAAGTAAAAACTATTCAAACATAGGATCATGACAGATAAACATTTAGAAGAACAGGTTGCATTAAGGCACAAATTAGAATTAAGGCAGTCTGCATTAAAAATTCTCCTACATAAATTTGGACATGAAGGTAACAATAGAGCAATCTATGAATGTGCTGATGAATGGGTAGAAAAACAGGTAACTACTAGTGGAATTGTAGATTACTATAATGCATATAAACAGTCCTTTATAAATAAAACACTCGAAAAATAACAATGCAAAAAATTATCAATGTACTCGCTGTTGCGTCTTTCGCTTTATCTGGTGCCGTTGTCGCTAGTGGCGTATATGTATATGTCAATAGAGATTCCATCATTGATGGAGTTAAATCGAAAGTTATGGGCGGCTTTGCTGGAGGTGCTTTAGGTGGCGGTGCTCTTACACTTCCTTCTTCTCCAGTACCAGCACCAAGTGAGAGTGCTTCTGCAGTTCCTAGTCCTGGTTTAGGAATACCAAACTTCTAAATAGGGTAGTTGCCCTATTACAATGGCTGAAGAAGTAAAAGAAGAAGAGACGGTAGATGTACCAGAAGCTTCTGAAGAAGTAAAAGAAGAAGAGACAAAAGAAAAACCCAAAGGTATCATAGGAAAAATGGCTGATGCTATTGTTCCTGATCATGACGAACAGATGGCAATCATTAGTACATTTGTTCGCCTTGGTATTTTGGTGTGGTCAGGTGGAATATTGACTCTTAATTATGTTGCTATTCCGAATTTCCCACAGAAGAATATAGATCCAACTTTTATAGCTTCGGTGTTTACAGGAGTATTAGCAACCTTCGGGGTTCAAACGGCGAAGAATAAGAGTAATGGTAATGGTAACTCGTCTACCCCTGCAGTTACTGCGAAAGATATGGAGAAGTTAATTGAGAAGGCATCTCAGACTGGTCCTACTCAAACAATTAGAATTGAACAAGCACCTCTTAATCTAACTGCAGCTGCACCAGCACCAGCACCTAAGAAAGAAGAACCTCCATTTACAATGTAAATCTTGTAAAGATTAAGCAATCATTAATTGATTAAATAATTGCATGAGCGTAATCATTTACCAAGATCACATAGAAATTCTTGAAGAAGAGAATGCAGAACTTCAAAAAGAGGTTCTGTTTCTTCGTAGGAAAGTGGCTTATTATCAGACAATTCTAGAAGAGGAGGAAGGTAATGAGTGGAGATTGTAGAAATCAACCAGTCATTTTTTATTCTGAGGAGATGACTGATGCAAAGATAATGCTTTTGGAGCATCAAGGAGTTCAATTCAAAAATTACAAATATTATACATTAGAAGAAGATGTGGAATCTTAATATCAAAGAAACCTTTACTAAGATTAAAGATTGGGATAAGGCATGGGCAAAAAAGATTCAGGAAAAGTTTAACTTAACTGATTATCAAATGCTTTGTCTTGCTTTTGGAAAGGGATTTATTTTGGGTGCGTTGATACTCTAACATAGTGTTGGAGTCCACACTAAACTAGGCAAAAATTACTATACTGTGCTATAAATATTTGCAGTATGGGATTGAAGAATCATGCCCCTGACTCAACAAAGACATTACACTGTAGGTTATCACGATCTACAACAACATCATTATGAAATATGTGAGTATGCTATGAGTGCATACGAAGCAATAGAACACAGCAAAGAGGATGTACCAGAGCTACAGGTGCATCCTCATTTTGTTGACTACTGTAATAATGAAGAGGTAGATAATATCTCTAGACTTATGGCAGCAGGTATTCCAATGGGACATTAATTATGAGAGACGAAATTATGTGGTGGATGAGTAGATTAACTATCATGCTCACTTCACTCTTTCTATCATTTTCATTAGCAGCACAAGCATATGCTACTGAGATACAAATGGGTTCAAATGGGAACTTAGTCTTTGAACCAAATGAGGTTACTATTGATGCTGGTGAGACAGTTACCTTTGTTAATAATGCATTACCTCCACACAACATCATCTTTAATAAATTTGCAAGTTTATCAAGAGAGTCATTGATGTTTACTCCTGGTGAGACACAAGAAATTAAGTTTGCTACTGCAGGAGATTATGATTTCAAATGTGCTCCTCATGAGGGTGCTGGAATGAAAGGAGTAATCCATGTTAAGTAATCTCACTCAATGGGTAGGGCAGAACATGAATACTCTTGCTCTATTCAGTTGGGTAATGTTCCTACCTATAGCGTTTTTTTCTATAGATGGACCACGTAACCCCCACAGATATAAACATAAATAATCGTAAAGATATGTAAAACTTATGCTATCAACACAATATCGATTGAGACTTGAAGCAATTTGTAAAGATATTGCTTCTGGAGCAGAGGTTAGTTTGGAGGATATGATATGGGCAGAAAAATTATCTAAAGCAAATACCGCAGCAAGAGGTATGTTAAATACTGCAAGAAGAATGAGTACTGATCCTACAGATTCTTTTCTGAATGAGTTGAATATTGGAGACCCCGATTCGACTCATCATCGCAGGGGTTTCGGAGATCCGCAAGATGTGGTAGACTGGTTTCATAATGAACGGTCTGATGACTGGAGACAAAGAGATTAAAATTTAATTTTATATTATGTCTAAAATTAATTATGTTCCTTTATTTTCATCTCCTGTAATACAAACTTTTGTAGATGAAAATACTGATGAGTTAAAAGGTGTTAAGGATTTTTCTGCTAGTAATGAATCAGCAATGGTTCGAGAAGATGCATATAATGTAGATGAATTAACTGTTACTCCTGATGGGGGAGGTAAGAGAGTATTAGAAGAATATCCACGAGTAAGAGATATTATATTAGATAAATTTGATTTTATCTGTCAAAATTATCTTGGATTTAAGAAGAAAAAATATATAATAACTACCTCTTGGGTTACTGTAACTCGTAAAGGAGATTTATCCCAATTCCATAATCATAGAAATAGTTTTTGGAGTGGAGTATATTATTTTCAGGATGAATATCCAGAAGGATCTTCGTGTATACAATTTAATAATCCTGTCGATTGTCTTTCTGATATGGCATATAATAAGTATGATATAGAACATTTTACTGAATACAATTCTAATTGTTGGGGTTTTTCACCAGAACCAAAACAACTTTTATTATTTCCCAGTTACTTGATGCATCGTATTATGAAAAATAAATCCAATAAAGTAAGACATTCTTTGGCATTTAATATTGTTCCTATAGGTAGATGGGGTGAATGTGATTCTAGTTATGATCAAGCATGGACTACTCCACCTTATTTGGAATCTATAAATGAGTGAGGTAGTCTGGTCAATAAATATTATGCTGGCTATACTTCTTATAGGAGTATGTGTTACAATATATTGGATATTTAAGTACGATGATTGGTATCCTAACTCCATTACTGATAGCGACCAACCCTCCAGGTCAGTGGATTCAGGACATGAGGACATGGAAGTCTGAACAGAATAGAACTCCTATTGAAGAGTCTATAAATAACTCACTACAAGAAATGGAGTGGGAAGAAGATGGGAGCGATGACACCCCCAAGTCGGAAGAGTTGTTACAACTTCCGAGTGACGAAGATAGTGAAAGTACTGGACGGAGATACGATAGATGTTCTGATAGATCTTGGATTCGATTTATACAAAAAAGAACGGGTAAGAATTGCAGGAGTTGATACTCCAGAGAAGAGAACTAGAGATTTAGAAGAGAAGGAGTTGGGAATCCATGCTACAAATTGGATGAAGGATAAACTTACTGAAACTATTAAAGGTGATGAAGAACTCACTATTAGGACTGAACTTAAGGGTGGCGTTGGGAAGTATGGTAGGCTTCTTGGTTGGCTCTACATTGGCGATGCTGATGTTTCACT